TGAGGTACTATCATTTCAGCTTGTCTTTAATCCAGGAATCAATACTAATACCGTGGTTTATGTCGGTAGGAATATCAGCATCTTCTGATTCTTCCCCAAAACCTTCGCTCTTTCCTAATGTAGAAAGCAAATAACGAATCATATAGCCGTCTGGACGTTCGCGCCAGCCCACAAAATTTCCACTCTCATCCTTTTCAGGGATACCCAATGCAAGAACACGGGCAGAAACCAAACATTCATCAATCAAAGCTCCACGCTCATCTGATATGGCATCTTTAAACTCAACATCCTCTTTCGCCCATTGGTATATTGTTTTCCGAGCTACTTTAAACGTAGCCGCAACCTTGGTTAGATTTCCACCAGATTTGCGGAGAATCTTCCTAAAATCGTCTATATCCTAAAATCCGCAAGCAATCTCAATGGCAATCTCAATTGCAGTAAAGAGCTTGAACACTATGCATCATGATAGTATGAGCGTGAATTTTGTCCGATTTGTGCATACCTTCCCCTTACCCCACAATGCGACTTGAGGCAATACGCAGATTAAAACCATAAGGAACGGACTTTATCCGAATCCAGTTTTGAAAGGTCTTGCATAAGCCCGGTTTTCAGTATAGATATTCAGCACGTATTGCCTTGCTGTCATGATCCACTTGG